AGTGTCCCACCTACTACAATTCAATCAGGCAGTCCCACTAGCTTCAGTAAAAGTATTTACTTCGCGTCGCAGTCCCGCCTGCTGAATTGACACTGGTTCCTAACCCCAAAAAACGAGGGCAAAAAAATACCCCGCTTTCGCGGGGTTATAACGTAAACCCTGAGAAGTTATCTCAGGGGTGTTATTTAACACCTATTCGTCGGCTTCAACTTCGTCGGCAATCTCAGGCAATTCAATTCCAAGCCCTTGCATCATAACGGTCAATTGTTTTTCTGCTAATACCCAAGCCTTGCCTTTCGTATCCTGCAAGGTTTTGTATAATGCTAACACTTGTTTGGTTGCCTTTTCCTCTGCGCTTACAGGGTCTTTAGCACCGTTTATAAAAGCGCGCGCGCCATTTAAGATATCACTAGCATTTAGTACTGTTTTATGCTTTTTAGTAATTGTGCTAGCATTCCAATAAGCCAATGGATTGAAGCCTAAGTCCCGTGCTTCTACTATTTTAGCAATATTATTAAAGCGTAGATATAAAGCATTATGCGATTTGCTTGTTGGTACTTTTTCACGTTTCGCAACTGGCAATGTTTTGTTACGTGCCTTAATCTCGTTTTGGTAACCCTTCCAAGTTGGCGCAGTAACATTAGCGAATACTGCATTTAAAGCCGTACTATCAAAGTTATTGCCCGCCGTGCCTAACACTACTGCTACTTCATAATCAAATTCATGCGTATCAACTGCAACCTTTTCAGTTTCTGATAATTGAATAAACAACTGTGCAACTGGTGCTACTGGTTTACGTGCCTTACTGATTGCTGTTACTTGTGCTACTGTTTTAACTGTTGCCATGATATCTATACTCCTCGATTTAGGTAGACGCGTTGCGCCTTTCAACCTGTGAACCATTATACAGGATTTACGGGCATTGTCAACCCCTTTCTAGCCCTATCCTACCCTTGTACCCCCACCCCCACATTTTTGAACGGGTCCCATCTGGGCGCTAGTGCGCCCTATTCCACACAAAATATTCTGTAAAATTTTAAAAATGGGTCCCCTAAGTATGTATATGCGCCGAAATATTCTGTAAAATTTTAAAAATCGCCCTATCCCCCCTGCATTTTTCCCAGCCTATATAAAAAAAACGTTACATGTAACACCCCCCATACCAAAAATAATTGGCATACTCAAAAAAAATATAGTAATATGTGGGAACAATTTGCTTACAACCCTATGGTAACGATGCAAAACATGAATGAAATGCTGGATTATAGTCCAGAGGAACCCGATGTTATTCTTCCACCTATTGAACGGGTCGACGAAGATGAAGTGCTGTTCGCAAAGAACATAACATACCGTGAAGAAGTAAGGGCGCGAGCAAGGTCCGTACTGGAATTGATGGACCACGGCATGCAAGTTGATGAGAATGAGCAAACCCAACGCAACGCCACCGAGATATTTACCGAAAAAGCAGACTTAGCAACGCACGCTGAGAAGCCAGATGTGATATTACGCCTTGAGGCGATGCTAACTGAGTATGACCATGAGGTTGTGCAAGAAGCAGTGCAGGTTCGGCGGTATATAATGAACCGTCTGATGGATGAGTCGATGACCGCAACCAAACCAAGCGAGAGATTGAAGGCTCTAGAGCTGCTGGGTAAGGTAACCGAGGTAGGAATGTTTACGGAACGTCAAGAAATCACCATAACACACCGCACCACATCAGAAATTGAGGAGGAGTTGGAGAAAACGCTGACCCTTTTACTAAATCCAACGTCAAAAATGTACGAAGTCCCACCTGCTAATGCACAAGCAATCAAAGATATTGAAATAAATATCTAAATGAACCTAACGCATGAGCAATTACTTGACATAAAGGCGAATCTGCACAAGATTCCAGAAGCTAAACGCCCCAAAGTCTTGGAATTGCTAACGGAGTTACTGGCAAGGCAGCAAAACGACACAGCTCACATGAATTTTCTTGACTTTGTTAAGAAGGTGTGGCCCGGATGCATACTGGGTAGACATCACATCATCATGGCGGAGAAATTTGAGGCAGTTGCACGAGGGGAAATCAAAAGATTAGCTATTTCACTGCCACCACGCCATACAAAATCAGAATTCGCATCATATTTACTACCAGCATGGTTCTTGGGTAACTATCCAGAGAAGAAAATCATGCAGGCATCACACACTGCAGAGCTTGCGGTGAACTTCGGGCGTAAAGTCCGTAACTTAATTGACTCAGATGTATACAAAGGGATTTTCAGGGATGTTACCCTACAGACAGATAGTAAAGCGGCAGGTCGTTGGGGAACTAACAAGGGAGGAGTATATAATGCTCTGGGTGTTGGTGCGGGTGCCGCTGGTATGGGTGCCGATATATTTATTATTGATGACCCTCATAACGAGCAGGATATTATTAATGGTAATCTAGATGTTTTTGACAAGGCTTGGGAATGGTATCAGTCAGGTCCACGTCAACGACTACAACCGGGTGGTGGAATCATCGTGGTTCACACGCGCTGGTCAAAGAAAGACTTGATTGGGAAGTTATTAGACTACGCAGAGAAGAATCCAGACGCTGACCAGTGGGAATACATAGAGTTTCCTGCTATTATTGGCGAAGGTACCGACCATGAGGAGTCAATGTGGCCTGAGTTTTGGACATTACCTGAATTAAAGAAGATACAAAACACAATTAGCCCGCATTTATGGAATGCGCAGTATATGCAGTCACCGACATCAGAAGGTGGGGCACTAATTAAGAAAGCATGGTGGCAGATATGGGATAAAGACCGTCCGCCACAGTGTGAGTTTACAATTATGTCGCTAGATGCGGCACAAGAGGCTACAAATCGTTCAGACTTTAACGCATTAACAACTTGGGGCGTTTTCTTTAACGAAGAAACCAATAACTATAATATAATATTGCTAAATTCTATTAAAAAGCGTATGGAATTCCCGGAACTTAAGGCTATGGTCCTTGAGGAATATAAGGAATGGCAGCCAGACTCATTTATGGTAGAGAAAAAATCTAACGGCGCTGCTTTATATCAGGAGCTTCGAAGGATGGGTATTCCCGCGGGAGAATTTACTCCGGGCAAAGGGCAAGATAAGATTAGTCGGGTTAATGCAGTGACAGATTTGTTTTCTTCTGGAATTGTATGGGCACCAGATAGACGTTGGGCTAAGGAAGTTATTGATGAATGTAATGACTTTCCAAATGGCGAACACGATGACTTGGTCGACTCGACGACTCTCGCGCTAATAAGATTCAGGCAGGGTGGGTTTATTCGTTTACCAAACGATGAAGCAGAAGACAGCGTACTATATCGATATAAGAAAAAAGCAGCTTACTATTAAAGGACATAACAATGGCAATTGATAAAAGTTTATCCCAAGCTCCGCAAGGACTTGACCAGTTAGACCAGATGGAAGAAGGACCCGCACTAGAGATTAGTATTGAGGACCCAGAGAGTGTTGAGATTGGTGTTGATGGTAAACCTATTCTTAGTATAGAAAACACCGAAGATACACCAGAGTTCGAAGCTAACTTAGCTGAGGAGATAGATGACCGTGTCCTAGTTACATTAGCATATGAGTTAATGGCTGACTTCGAAGACGACGTTGCTTCTCGTAAGGATTGGATACAAACATATGTAGATGGTCTTGAGCTATTAGGTTTAAAGATTGAGGAACGTTCTGAACCTTGGGAAGGCGCATGTGGTGTGTATCACCCACTATTAAGCGAGGCTGTTGTTAAGTTCCAAGCTGAGACAATGATGGAAACGTTTCCAGCAGCAGGTCCAGTTCGTACACAAATCATTGGTAAAGCTACACCAGACAAGAAAGAAGCGGCAGCTCGTGTTGAAGAAGACATGAATTACCAGTTGACTGATGTCATGAAAGAGTTCCGCCCTGAGCATGAGCGTATGTTATGGGGTCTAGGTCTAGCAGGTAACGCGTTCAAGAAAGTGTACTTTGACCCAGCACTAAATCGCCAAACGTCAATGTATGTTACAGCTGAAGATGTGGTAGTGCCATATGGTACATCAAGTCTTGAGTCAGCCGAACGTATTACGCATGTAATGAGAAAGACAGAAAACGATATCCGCAAGCTACAGAGCGCAGGATTCTATCGTGATGTTGAGCTAGGTGAGCCAACATATAACTTAGATGAGGTAGAGAAAAAGATAGCTGAGAAGTTAGGCTTCCGCGCTTCTACTGATAACCGTTTTAAACTCCTAGAGATGCAAGTTGAATTAGACTTAGAAGGCTATGAGCATGAAGACGATGATGGAGAACTTACAGGGATTGCACTTCCATACATTGTAACTATTGAAGTAGGCACGGCTACAATCCTAGCTATTCGCCGTAACTGGAAACCCGACGATGAGTTTTATCAAAAACGTAACCACTTTGTCCATTATGGATATATTCCCGGCTTTGGTTTTTATTGCTTTGGGCTTATCCATCTTATCGGTGCTTTCGCTAAGTCTGGCACTTCTCTCATTCGTCAGCTTGTTGATGCTGGCACCTTGGCTAATTTACCGGGGGGTTTTAAAACTCGTGGATTACGTGTTAAAGGTGACGATACACCGATAGCTCCCGGTGAGTTTAGAGACGTAGACGTACCATCAGGTACAATGCGCGATAACATCATGCCATTGCCATATAAAGAACCTTCACAAGTGCTTATGGGATTATTAAGCATGATTGTGGATGAAGGTCGCAAGTTTGCTGGTGCTGCTGATATGCAAATATCAGATATGTCTGCTAACTCACCAGTAGGTACAACGCTAGCTGTATTAGAGCGCACATTGAAAATGATGAGTGCAATTCAAGCACGTATTCACTATTCAATGAAACAAGAGTTTAAGTTACTTAAAGATATCATTCGTGACTTTACTCCTGACGAATATGAGTATGACCCAGACCAAGGTGACCGCAGGGCTAAGAAAGAGGACTACGACCAAGTGTACGTATTGCCTGTATCAGACCCGAACGCAGCTACGATGGCACAGAAGGTCGTTCAATATCAAGCAGCCTTACAGCTGGCTCAGACAGCGCCACAGCTATATGATTTACCACTACTTCACAGACAGATGTTGGAAGTTTTAGGTATTAAGAATTTCCAAAAACTTGTGCCTATGGCTAGTGACTTATTGCCGACTGACCCAATCAGTGAGAATCAAAACATTCTTAAGGGTAAGCCAGTTAAAGCGTTCCTATACCAAGACCATGTATCACATGTGCAAGTCCATCAATCAATGATGCAAGACCCACATGTACAACAATTGGTAGGCATGAACCCACAACTCGCGCAACAGTTACAGTCTGCAATGTCAGCTCATATTATGGAGCACTTAGGCTTTGAGTATCGCAAACAAATGGAAACAGCTATGGGTGGCTCATTACCTCCATACGTTGACCCATCTGATGATAGCCAAGAGCAAGAAGTTATGCCTCCACAAATTGAGTCACAAGTTGCACAAATGGCAGCTAAAGCATCACAACAATTGTTAGGTCAACATCAGCAAGCAGCGCAGCAAGCACAAAATGCGCAAACTGCTCAAGACCCGATTATTCAAATGCAACAACAAGAGTTACAACTTAAGCAACAAGATATACAACGTAAAGTGGCTAAAGACCAATCTGATGCACAGTTCAAAGCACAACAGCTTGCAATTGACCAACAACGTGTAGCAGGACAACAACGTATATCTGCAGCGCAAATGGCTATAAACCATTCAAATACTACGGACAAATTACAGGCAGACCAGCGTCTGAAGGGCTTCCAAACAGCAGTAGATGTACATAAGCATCAAACTAATATTGAGCATCAACAAGGAACGGCAGCTAATAACCAAGGGCATCAACAAGGTATGGCATTTAATGAGCAAGAGCATCAAATGAAACTGCAAGAAATGCAACACAACCTGCAGCAAAAATTAACGGAGAAATCCGTACAACCAAAACCAAAATCACAGAAAGGTGAATAATGGACAGAAATCTTGAATTTCTTTTATCGGAGTTTAAAGACCGTATGGAAATGCTTTCCGAAGCAATACTACGCGGTAATTGCCCTACGATAGAAGAATATAGATACATATGTGGTCAGCTACGAGGACTCGAAGCCGCATGTGGAATTATTGCAGACCTCAAACAACGAATGGAGAACTCGGATGAGTAACCTAAACTTAGCCCAAGCTATCGACCTCACAGGGTTGGCAACAAAGGCTAGACAAGATGCTTCAATAGAAGCAGAAGAAGGCGACAAAGAAAAGGCATCACAAATTCCTACCCCAACAGGCTATCACATCCTTTGTGCTATTCCTGAAATGGAGAAAGAATACGAAAGTGGATTAGCAAAAGCTGACACAACAATGAAAATGGAAGAAGCGCTAACAACAGTATTATTTGTTGTTTCGTTGGGACCAGACGCATATAACGATGAAAAGAAATTTCCATCAGGTGCATGGTGCAAGGAAGGCGACTTTATTTTAGTTCGTCCGAATTCAGGAAGCAGATTGGTAATTCACGGTAAAGAATTCCGTTTAATTAATGATGATACCGTAGAGGCAGTAGTAGCAGAACCTCGTGGTATTCGTCGCAAATAAAGGAAACATAGAATGGCTAACCCAAGAAATGAAGATGAATATAAATTTCCGGATGAAATCGATAACAAAGAAGTCGATATTGAATTCGATGGCGATGAACTAGATGTTGAGATTGTCGACGATACTCCAGAAGATGATAGGAATATCGCACCCTTAACAGAAGAAATTACAAGTGAATTAGAAGACGCAGATGAATCAGCTGACTATTCTAAAAACGTAAAGACTAAGTTTAAGCAATACAAAAAAGCTTGGCATGATGAACGTCGTGCTAAAGAGTCAGCTTTGCGAGAGCAGCAAGAAGCATTAGGAATGGCACAACGAATCCTTGACGATAACAAGCGTTTAAAAACGATGTTGCAATCAGGCGAAAAAGAATTAATAACTACATATCAAACTTCCGCTGATTTAGAACTACAAAAAGCTAGACGTAACTATAAAGAAGCGTATGATTCAGGTGATTCCGATAGATTGTTGGAAGCGCAAGAAGAAATGCTTAGCGCATCATTTAAGGTAGATAAAGCAAAAAATTTCAAACCTACTGTACAAATAGATGAAAATGATGTACAAATACACTATCCAGTACAGAAACCTGTTCAGATGGAGCCAAAACTCGCTGAATGGTTATCCGATAATGAATGGTATGCAGACAATGACCGCGCATATTTGAAAGAATACGCTAAAAAAGTACACGGTAAGTTAGCCAATCAGTTTGGTGAATCTTATATAGGTACAGATGCATACTACAAAGTAATATCTAAGGAAGTAAAAAATCGCTTCCCCGATGAATTTGAAGGTACAGAAATACAAAACGATGATGGCGATAAACCACAACGTACAACTAAACCAAGCACAGTAGTTGCATCCGCTAGACGTAGTGCGGGGACTAAAAAAGTCTTACTCACTAAATCGGCACAAGCCATAGCTAAAAAGCTAGGTTTGTCAAATGAACAATATGCTGCTGCACAATCTAAATTGGAGTCTTAAAAATGGCTGAAAATAGAACACCTCGTGAAATACAAACTCGTAACGCTGATGAGCGCCCTAAGCAATGGCAAGCTCCTGAGCTTCTCCCTGAACCGGATAAGCAAGCTGGTTACTCGTACAGATGGATTCGGATATCAACTTTAAATACCGTGGACCCACGTAATCTCTCTGCAAAGCTTAGAGAAGGATGGGAACCTGTTAAAGTAGAAGAACAACCAAAATTCCAATTGCTAATCGACCCAACTAGTCGTTTTAAAGACAACATTGAAATCGGTGGATTATTACTATGCAAAACCCCAACAGAATTTGTTGACCAACGTAATGCACATTATGCTAACTTAACTCAATCTCAAACGGAAGCTGTAGATAATAATTTAATGCGTCAAAGCGACCCAAGGATGCCAATCTTTAATGAGCGGAAATCTTCAAGTAGCTTTGGTAAAGGTTCATAATTTATAAATAAGGAGTCTTAAATGGCTTATCCAACAGTTTCAGCGCCATATGGCCTAAAACCGATTAATTTAATCGGCGGTCAAGTGTTCGCGGGTTCTACTCGTTTGATGGAAATTGCATCAGGGTACAACACAAATATTTTCTACGGTGATTTCGTTAAACGCGTTATCGGTGGCACTATCCAAAAAGATACAGGTACAACGGCTAATACCCCTTGTGGCGTGTTTTTAGGTGTAAGTTTCACTAATGCTTCAACAGGTCAAGTTCAACAACAACAGTATTACCCAGCAAGTCAAGCTATTGCTACAGGTACTAAAATTTGGGCTATCGTTTGTGATGACCCTGATACATTGTTCCAAGTAGCAGTTTGTTCTTCAGGTACTACAATGGCTACAGTAACTTCTGCTGCTATCGGCACTAACATGTCAATCTTAGCAACTGCTGGTTCAACTACTTCAGGTAATTCAAGCTACTCTGTATTGAGTACTTCACCTGCTTTAACTGCAACCTTCCCAGTTCGCGTGATTGATGTTGTTCCAGCGACAGCACCATCAGGTACTACATACAGTGAAGTGATTGTTAAAATCAACTTTGGTATTCATCAATACAATAACGCAACTGCGTTAGCTGTAGCTTAAGGAGATTAAATCATGGCTATTTCACGTTCACAACTATTAAAAGAACTATTACCGGGATTGAACGCTTTGTTCGGTCTAGAATATGCTCGCTACGGTCAAGAGCATACTGAGATTTACGAAACTGAATCATCAGAACGTTCTTTCGAAGAAGAAACAAAATTGTCTGGCTTCTCAGCTGCTCCTGTTAAAAACGAAGGTTCTGCCATCGCTTATGACAATGCACAAGAAGCATGGACTGCTCGCTACAACCACGAAACTATTGCTCTTGGCTTCAGCTTAACTGAAGAAGCTATTGAAGATAACTTGTATGATTCTTTATCTGCTCGTTATACTAAAGGCTTAGCTCGTGCTATGGCATACACTAAACAAGTTAAGGCTGCTGCTGTTTTAAACAACGGTTTCAGTACTAACTACCCGGGTGGTGATGGTGCAGCGTTATTCTCAGCATCTCATACCTTAGTGAATGGTGGCGTTAATAGTAACATCCCATCAACCTCAGCTGACTTGAACGAAACTTCATTGGAAAATGCAGTTATTCAAATCGCAGCTTGGACTGATGAGCGTGGTCTATTGATTGCAGCTAAACCTAAGAAACTTATCGTTCCACCAGCATTGCAATTCGTTGCAACTCGCTTGTTAGAAACTGAGTTACGTGTTGGTACTACTGACAATGACATCAATGCGTTGAAAAACAACGGTTCTGTTGCTGAAGGTTACACAATCAATCACTTCTTGACTGACACAAACGGTTGGTTCTTAACTACTGATGTTCCTAATGGTATGAAGCATTTTGTTCGTACTCCGTTGCAAAATTCAATGGACGGAGATTTTGATACGGGGAACGTACGTTACAAATCACGTGAGCGTTATTCATTCGGTTGGTCTGACCCACTAGGTATGTACGGTTCACAAGGCGCTTAAAAAACGCTGGTAATACTAAGGGGCTTCGGCCCCTTTTTTCTTGGCTTCAGCCCGTTCGTCATGATGATGAACACGATGGCAGTTCGCGCACAGTACAATGCACTTGTCCATAATCTCTTGAATAGCCTTAGTATATGCACCACCCTTAGTGAGTACATTAATCTTTAGGTTATCGGGATGGGGAATTAGGTGATGGAAGTCTAAAGTCGCAGGATGATTTTCCCCACATTTGGTACAGGATAAAGACGTTTTAAATACTTGAAAGTTATTTCTGGCGCGTTCCTTTGATAGCCTACTTGATTCTTTTACACGTTCTTTATTGTCTATATAATATTGTTTTGATTTAAGCTTTTGATATGCTTTACGTTTTTCAATATCTTTAAAGGGCATAATTCAATCCATAATATTAGTTGACACACCGAATATAACATAGTATAAATGCACATATCAACCGGGAAACTAAATCCGGCTTATTAGACCGTCCCGGCGGGCACATACAAGACTAATAGGCTTTACTTTGTATGAAGGAAAATATTATGGCATTCGCTACTCGTCTTGGCCCGTGGTTATTGGGTACTGTTAAAAATACAACTGGCGCTACTGCTGGTACAATCAACAATCTAGGTGCTACTACTGTAGCCCAAACATATAACCTTACTGCCGCTCAAGTTGCTGCAGGCACAGGTGCATTTAATGCTATCCCAGCTGGTGCATTAATTACTGGCGTTCAATTCTTAACTACAACATTATTTGCATCAGCAACTACTTTAAAAGTAACAATCGCTGGTGTTGATGTAAATACAGCCTCAACTATTACAACTGCGAATACTGTTGTTGTTACTAATAGTGCTACATTTACTCCAGTTGCAGCTAACGTAGGCACTCCAGATGCATTAGTTTCATTTACATCTACTGGTACTTCAGTTACTGGTGCTGTTACTGTTGTTATCACTTATGTGGTTCGTGGTTCTGACGGTTCACAAAACCAAACTACATTCCAAAACTAATTAATCTTAGGGGCTTCGGCCCTTAACTAACAAAGGAGATTAATTATGACAATGCAATATGATGTAAAAAGCGCTTATTTAGCTGCAACAGGTCAATTTGTGACTGGTCGCTGTAGATTGAAAAATCTTATATTCTTACCTAATGGTACAGCTGGCTCTATAGTTATTTATGATGGTACCGATACTACTGGTCCTATAGTATGGCAAACAAAAACATTAACTGGTGTTCAGCCATTCCAACTTATTGTTCCCGGTGAAGGAATATTAGCATACACAGGTTTGTATGCGGTCTTTACTAACATATCTTCAGCCACAGTCTGCTACGGATAATATATGAGCGCACCTGACCAATTAGAAACAGCCCGTGAGTTAGCTACCCACGCTAATGAAATTAAACATTTGCAAAACGATATGGATAAAATGCTTAAAGATATGGGCGAAATTAAAGATACACTTGCCAAAATCAATGAAACTTTGTCTGCTGCTCACGGAGGTTGGCGTATGCTTATCGCTGTGGGTAGTGCTGCTGCTCTTATTGGTGGTGGAATTGCTTGGCTTCTTGAGCATGTAGGAAAATAAAATGACTAAAGAAGATAAGTCATTAGTAGAAAAAGGTGAAGATTGGATATCCAATAAAGTTCAAAGTGCAAAAGACTTTGCCAAAGAAGATATCGATGCTTGGAAAGCAATATTAAGTTCACCTCCATCTATTGATGATTCTTCAACAAGCCAAGATACATCAAGCTCACCTAATATGGGACCTAATGGTAGTGTATGGAAAAGCGGGCATAAAAAAGGCGGAGTAATTAAAGCGCCAATAGTTCGTGGACATGGGATTGAATCTAAAGGGAAAACTAAAGGTAGGTACTTATAATGCCAAGTGTATCTAAAAAACAACATAACCTTATGGAAGCAGTAGCTCATTCACCAGCCTTCGCTAAGAAAGTTGGTATTAAGCAGTCAGTAGGTAAAGATTTCGCTGCAGCAGATAAAGGCAAGAAGTTTAAAGGAGGCGGTATGGCATTGTTCAAAGGTAAGGAAACTTACGGTGAAGAACTTAAAGAAGCTAAGTCGTTAAAGTCAGGTAAAATATCACCTGCTGGCTTTGTTAAAGGCGAAAAGTCTGAGGGTAATAAAGATGAAGAAAACCCAGCCCTATTAGCTAAAGAGATTAAAACAGGTGCTATGTCGCCAAAACAATACGCTTCAGTAGAATCTAAAGAACCTAAAGCTAAGAAATTCGCTCGTGGTGGTGGTATTGAAATTCGTGGTAAAACTAAAGGAAGGATTATTTAAAATGGCAGAAGATAAAAAACCAAAAGGCGTAGCAATTATTATTGCTCCTAAGAAACCTGAAGCACCAATGCCTGCACCTAGCGATGCCGCACAAAGCGAAATCTTAGACCAAATGCAGACTAATCGCAACAACAAAGCAGCAACAGGCGCTCCACGCACTATGAAAAAAGGTGGTTGTACTAAGATGGCTCGTGGCGGCGGTATTGAAATTCGTGGTAAAACCAAAGGTCGCTTTGTATGATAGCGTCACGCGGCATGGGTGACATACTGCCTTCAAAGATGCCGAAGGGTAAGAAGATTGTTCGTAAGGATAATCCGAATGATGTAGAGATGTACAAAAAAGGTGGGAAAATCAACCTGCCTAGTAAGATGCAACGTAAATGAAGTCATTAATCAGGTGTTACGCAGGGTTTATTTCAGGCGTAATGATTGGGATAGAGTTATCAGATGATGACAACTATAACTTCCTGATTGTTGATTTGCTCATAGTCGAGCTACTGTTTGAATGGGATAAGTAATGACAACAACCGGAACCGCAACGTTTAACTTAGATTTAAATGACCTCGTTGAAGAAGCATTTGAACGTGCGGGTTCTGAGCTGCGTACAGGGTATGACTTGCGTACAGCCCGTAGAAGCCTTAACTTACTTACTATTGAGTGGGCTAACCGTGGCATTAACTTATGGACTATTGAGCAAGGTCAGATTCCATTGACGACGGGCGTTGGGGTATACACACTGCCTGTTGATACCATTGACCTGTTAGACCAAGTAATCCGTACTAATCAGGCAACATCAAACCAAATTGATATTAACATCAATAGAATTTCAGAGTCTACATACTCAACAATACCGAACAAACTAACTCAAGGTCGTCCTATCCAAGTATGGATTAATCGGCAGTCTGGTGCTACAACACCTACTGGAGTGAATGCTCCGACCATCAACATCTGGCCTACTCCTAATGCACCAGACAATCAATATGTGTTTGTCTACTGGCGTTTACGTCGTATTCAAGACGCAGGTGATGGTGTTAATACACAAGACATTCCGTTCCGCTTCCTCCCAGCGATGGTTGCAGGCTTAGCTTATTATCTAAGCATTAAGATTCAAGGTACTGACCCTAATCGTGTGATGGGGCTTAAAGCAGACTACGAACAACAGTTCCAATTAGCGGCTGATGAAGATAGGGATAAAAGTTCTATAAGATGGGTACCAAGGAATATGAGCTATACTAGGTAAACCAAATGCCAATAAAAGATATTAAAGCTAGAAAAGAGTACGCACATAAGCGATACTTAAATAATAAATCTGTATATATTGAGCAGAGTAAAAAGCGTAGGTTACGGTTACAAGCAGAAAAAGCGGAAATGCCTAAAATAGTTTCAGTACCACAACCATGCATAAAGTGCAATGCGACTAGAGAAAATGTAGAATTTCCTATAAGAGGAAACACATGTAAAACCTGCGTAAGCAACTACAATGCCGAGTATAGGGCAAAGAATAAAGAGCATGTATCAGAGCAAAAGAAAGCGTGGAAATTAGCTAATAAAGACTATGTTATCCAAAGAGATAAATGTTATGCCGCCGAGAATCCTGAAAAACATAGGGCAGCAAGGGCTAAATGGCGTAAAGCTAACCAACACATTGTAAATGCGCTATCAACATTACGCAAAGTTTCTAAACTAAATAGAACCCCAGCATGGGTTGATTCTGAAGAACTATGGTTGATTAAAGAAGTATATGCATTGGCTAAATTACGTACTAAAATGACTAATATAACATGGAGTGTAGACCATATAGTACCACTTCAAGGCAAGTTAGTTAGTGGGTTACATACAATAAGCAATTTACAAGTGATACCTGCAACTATGAATAGCGCAAAAAACAATAGATTTGAGATAGTATAATGGCTTCTAAGTTTGCATCAGCTAAGAACTCGATTGCAGAGTGTGACCGATGTGGTCAACGATATAAGCTAACTCAGCTACGTAAGCTGACTATTAAGACTAAACAGGTTAATATAATGGTATGCCCCGAATGCTGGGAACCAGACCAACCGCAATTACAACTTGGTATGTACCCCGTTTCTGACCCTCAAGCGGTTAGAAACCCAAGACCAGATGTGAGTTATGCAGTATCGGGTATAGGTGTAGATGGTGAACCACAAGGCGGAAGTAGAGTATTTCAATGGTCTTGGAATCCTGTAGGTGGTTCTAGAAACTTTGATATTGCATTAACCCCTAACGATTTAATGTCGCAAGGTCAAGTAGGAACTGTTACAATAAGCACAACTTAAGGAGTAGTAAAATGGCATTCACAAAAGCAGCAGATGGCGTAGTTTCAAAAGGTAAGACTAAGGGTAAAAACTTAGGCGATACAGGTCCTAACATTGGTATTGAAGGCGGTAAAGATAGTAAAGGTGCATCAGGCGTTACTTCAATTGCAATGAAACAAGTAGGTCGTAACTTAGCTCGCGCAGCTAATCAGAAAAAAGGTGGTTAATTATGGCTACTCAAGATAATAGAAATGTAGACCCTAATACTCGTGCAGCAATTGATGTAGGTCCTGAAACAGAGGCTATGAACGTAAGTATTGGTGGTAAAAAAGAAACTGTGGAAAAAGAGGGTATTGTTACTCGTGGTAATGGCTGTGCTACTAAAGGCACTAAAGCTCGTGGACCTATGGCCTAATGAACTACATTGAGTTAAGCCAAGCAATACAAAACTACGCAGAGAACACAGAGTCTTTGTTTGTAGCTAGTATTCCTACGTTCATTCAAGAAACAGAAAGACGGGTTTATAACTCAGTTCAAATCCCTGCATTGCGTAAAAACGTAACAGGTGCAATGACTGTTGGTAATAAATACGTTTCGCTCCCTGATGATTGGTTGGCTAATTATTCTGTAGCAGTTATTGGTGCTGACGGAACTTACTCATATCTATTAAACAAAGATGTAAACTTCATGCGTGAGTCATACCCAAATCCAAATGTTACAGGAATACCTAAGTATTACGCACTGTTCGGCTCACAACTAACTAATATTGAATCTCTTTCATTAATTCTTGCTCCTACACCTGATACAGCATATGGCGTGGAATTACATTACTTCTACTATCCAGTATCAATAGTTCAGGGTGTTATTACAGCATTTGCGAATATTATCGCTGGTACAGGCTATACAGATGGCACTTACTTCAATGTCCCACTTAGTGGGGGTTCAGGCTCAAGTGCTACAGCAACTATAGTAGTATTAGCGGGTGCAGTTCAAACTGTTACACTTAACGCTGGCGGTTCGCTATATGTTGTTGGTGATACGCTTACTACAAGTAATGCATATCTAGGTGGTTCAGGTGCTAGTTTCTCAGTTCAAGTAGGTACAGTTGATAATGCCGCAGGCACTAGCTGGCTTGGCGATAACTACGACCCAGTTCTGTTCTACGGGGCTATGCGTGAAGCTGTCATCTTTATGAAGGGTGAGCAGGATATGGTAGCTTATTACCAAAAAATGTATGAAGAAGCTATGTCACAACTTAACAGATTGGGTACTGGACTTGAACGTAACGATGCTTATCGCGTGGGGCAAGCTTCGATTAAGGTTAATCCATAATGGCAATAGTACAAGGACAGACAACAGAGTTTAAGACTAATCTGCTAAAGGGATTAGAGAATTTTAACACTGGTTCCCCTTACGTATATCGCATTGCGCTATACACAGCAGTAGCTAATCTAGGCGCTGATACATTGCTTTATACTACAGACGGTGAGATTACAGGTACAGGCTATACAGCAGGCGGTGAACTTTTATACCCAACAGTCCCAGTAAGTAGTGATGGTACAGCATACTTATCATTTGCTAATGTGACTTGGACTCCTGCTAATTTTACTTGTAGGGGTGCTTTAATATACAATGGCACAACAGGAGCTGCGGTAGCGGTACTTAACTTTGGCTCAGATAAAACAGCAACAACTACATTTACGGTTACTTTCCCAACAGCAACATCAACATCAGCAGTAATTAGAATATCTTAAGGAATTTATTATGACAACAGAAATTGAAGTACAAGGCTTTGGCGATAACGCTGTTGCAATTTGGGACACAAACGCAGCCGATAATGAAACAGTAGGCATTGCAGGTTATTACAATGTTACATGTAACGATGCACAAGGTAACTTAAAATGGGAAGAATCATTCCCTAACTTAGTGAACTCAATCGGTAAACAGTTACTACTCGATACACTATTAAAAGGGTCATCTTACACAGTTGTAGGTCCATTTTTAGGTCTTATTAACTCAAGCCCAACTTTCCTAGCTGCAGATACAATGGCATCTCACGCTGGTTGGACAGAGTTTACTAACTACACAGTTGGCGGTTCAGCAGTTCGTGGTACAGCAGTATTTGCCTCAGCTACATCATCAGGTTTATCTCCAGCTAACATTACTAGTTCTGCAGCTGCTTCAATCACATACACTATTACAGGTGCTGGTGGTACAGTCGCTGGTTGTTTCTTAGTAACAGGTTCAGGTGCAGTAAGTACTCAGTCTAGTACAGCAGGTACTTTATATAGTGCTGGTGCGTTTGCAACACCTAAAATCACGACAGTCGGAGACACCGTGGCTGTTTCTTATACAACCACCGCAACTTCTTGATTTTAAAGAACTTTAATGTTCTGCACCTACGCTCACTATACCCCTGAAGGACGCTTATTTTATATAGGTAAGGGGAGTAGTGTTCGTAGAGCACATCAAATGCTAGGTAGAAATAATTATTGGTGTAAAGTAGTAGCAAAATATGGTAAACCGGAAGTTAAAATTTTAGCGGAATGGGGTACAGAGCAAGAAGCTTTTGAACATGAGATAGCTTTAATAAAAGAATATCGTGAGCAAGGTTTAGAGCTATGCAATTTAACCAGTGGCGGTGAAGGTACATCAGGATATAAGCATTCTGCAGAACATATACAAAAGAATAGCCAAGCACGAATAGGTAAATCCGCATGGTGGAATATTGGGCGTAAACATACCACAGAAACAAAAGTAAAGTGTGGGTTAGTTAATAAAGGTAAACCAACCTCAGCAAAACAAAAAGCAACTGCAAGTATTTTGTTTAAAGGTAATACATATGGAGCTGGAAATACCACTAATCGTGCATGGATTTGGGTTGGTACTCAAGTTGAAACCAAAGAAGTAGTCAGAATTATAGGTGAAAAAGCTATGAAAGAAGCAGGGTTCCAACACGCAAATATTATAAAGTGCATTAATGGTCAACGTAAATCCCATAAGGGCTATACTTGGGCTAAAGAATCTTGGGGTAATGCATAATGGCTCTAGTTCTTCTAGATAGGGTACAGCAAACAGGTACGGCTAACACCACAGTTAGTTTTACCTTAAGCGGTTCAGTTACAGGCTTTCAATCTTTTGCTGGTATTGGCAACGGAAATACAACCTATTACGCAGGTACAGATGTTTCTGGAAATTGGGAAGCGGGTCTTGGCACGTATTCAACAACTGGACCAACTTTAACTAGAACAACTATATTAGCCTCAAGCAATGCGGGTAGTGCTGTAACCTTCTCAGGTGCAGTCAATGTCTTTGTAACCTATCCTTCAGAAAAAGGTGTGTGGTTAGATGCAAGTGGCAATGTAAGCCCGTTAGGCATAGTAGCATCAGGTACTTGGCAGGCTTCAACAATAGCTACATTATATGGTGGTACAGGGGTAACAGTATCAACAGGAGCAAACTCTAATGTACTCCGTGATG